TGCCAACAATTTATAATTTAATCCTGATGTTGCGGTTTTTTGGGGTACACTTGGACGTGTTCCTCCTGAAACTTGTTCATTTAACAATCGGTTCTCCAATCTCTGATTAGATTCCTGTATGTGTCTTATTTTACTGTAACTTCTGTTCATGGTATTTTAGTTTATACATAAATATACACAAAAACAAAAAACCCCACCTGTATTAGAAAGTGGGGATTGAAATATATTAAACATTTATACAAACCTCTTTCAACAATTTAATATAATCATCATAAGATAAATTATTTTTAGACGTATTAACAAATTTGGTAACCAGTATTGTATTCTCTATTGTATAACCTAAATTACTATCCAATCTGTCTAATGATAAACCATACCAATCATTTTCCTTAAGAACCAATGGTTGTTTAGAAATGAAACACTTACCATCTTGAAGGATATATTTTTCATTAATGATTTCCTCATTAATTTCAAAGGGAATGTTTTTTTTAATTGACCTATGTTTAGCCGCTAATACTCTAACCTTAATTATGTTCCCCCCCACCCACTCTCTATTATTCTGAATGTATATTTTTTTCTTATCATCAGTCATATTACTATAAAATTGGTTGGTTGTAGATGTAGATAAAATACACTTCTTACACCTACTCTTTCTTTTAGGGTAAAAGTTTTCAATAATTGTTTCCCCACACATATTACAACAATAATTCTTTAATCTTAATAATCTTCGTTGAGATTTCATTTCCATTCTCTTATTATAATCTTCCAATATGATATCTTGTTTTCTCCTTTTTTTTTCCTTTCCCTCTAACTCCTTTATTTTACGATTCTCCTCTAACACCTTTTTCCTAATAATCTCCTTATTTATTGATTCTTCTTTTAATATTAACTTTTCCTCTTCACTTAATTTATTAAACTCCCTTCGACTTTTATTGTAACAAACTTTACATTCTGTTCTGTATTTGAACTTACCCTTTTTACTAAATTCATATATTGGTTTTTCTACCCCACATACTTTACAGGTCTTATCATCTTTTTCCATATTACTCTTTATTATAAATATTTAACCCCCCTTCTTTTATTTCACTTTATAGTAAAAATATTTTTAGGGGGGATAATCTCCGTTTTTTGATAATTTCTGCCAATTTTTTTTTTACATATTGAGATAATTTTAAAACAAGGGGTCGTGTCTGTAGACCGACACGTAGTGAAGTGTTTATAGGAAAATAAAATCCCCTCTCTATATACATGGGGGAATTTTTCCAAAAATTTCTATAAACATTTTTTCATACAAATATTTCATTTAAGGGATTATCCCCCCTTTTGACGCCCCCAAAACCGCTATATGGAGGGGGGATACGGGGGAGGGAGGGGGTATGTACCCCATATAGGGGGGTATAGAGGGGACTCCCCCCCTATAAACGAGACGAGAGACCATGGGGTCCTCCCCTGTCTTATATGTAATGTATGGTGGTGATGTAATTACAACGACATATACAACTAAACTTCGTCCCTCAGGTCGAGAAGTTATCAACATGACACATAGACATGTTCATAACTCATGGAATAAACATGGGGGAATGTTTGGTGGTCTCATATATAATCCGTACCTTTGTATTGTCGGTGGTTAATACCGAGACGGGTTCGACAATTGGTTTTGTCGCAGAGGGTGGACGGAGCAGCGCTTTATATTATATATAAAGATATCCCCCATGTTATTTGGTGGTGTGAGATATAATTTGTATCTTTATAGTATGGTCACACGTTTTATAACATATATAGAGAATCGGATTAAGTATAACAACAATTCATCCGTTATGTCCCTAACACGTAGAGAGAGAAGAGTCCTTGCTATGTTCTGTCTTAACTATTGTATTGACACTCTTGGTCAGCCAAAGAAGAACGTCCCTACGGTCAGCGTTGTCAAAGCTACCAAGGAATATTATGGGGAGTATTCTAGTGAACATGGTAAGATATTCATATACTACAACATATGTGAATCTGTGGGTCAGTTCATCAGCACATTCATTCATGAGTATACACATCACACTCAGAACCTTAAGAAGTATGAGAAACTTTTATCTACGGTCGGTTACTCTGACCATCCCCAAGAGATTGAGGCAAATGAGATGGCAAAGTTACATAAACAAAAATGCCTTGAATTATTTCGTAAGTCCCTCTAATATTGTCTTATGATGAAAATGTTTTTATTGTTAGTTATCTCCACCTTTGTGTTGATGACAACGTTCGTTCTGGTTAATCGTTCTATCTTATTGTTTTTCCCCAAGGACAACAGTCTCAGAATATGGTGGGTGAAAAATATATGTGATGACCAAGACCTTGAACCCTAAGGATTAACGTATGTGTTGAGAACCCCTAAGGAATGTTCCCGAATATACATTTGTAAATCGTTATGGTCCTCACTTGTCAGTGGGGACTCCTTATGTATATACTCTATTATATCCCCCATGTCTGTCTCCGTTAATAACATTATTGTCTTAGGCTGAAGCCTACTCATCCCACTTTTTCCCACATACTTACAGGTCCCCTCGAATAACCCATGACTATATGTCACAATATAATGTCCCTCACTCTTGGTTATACCTGTTGAAAACTTTTTTAGTACACTTTGGTACAGTTCTTTTCTATCCATAATTGTTGATAACTTCTTTAAAAAATCCTCCTGACACTATGTCAGTGGGGAATTGTTCATAACTATTTAATAAATAAATATGTTAAAATATTAGGAAATGTCAAAATGTCAGTCACGCTTTGTAATGGGGATAATCCCCTTACCCCAATTTACTCCCATTCTTTAAACACTCTTTACCACATTTTACCACCACTTATGGTTGTGTGGATACCGTAATGATACTTTTTCCCTTCTGTAGGGGTCTACAGGACTACATTATTTACTATATGTATTTCCCAGCCAATTACGTCTTTAACAGTACAGTATCGGGTGGAACACGTAGTGTGTTAGAAATAACTTACTATTACCATTAGATGTGTTAGGATAACCTTCAACGACCACCACTTAGTGGGACATTAACGACATATTATATTCCCCACCATAATGACATACCATAACAAATTATAAGATATCTACCGAACAAAGTTAATACTTCATATACAATAAGTCAGGTTATACCTGACAATTCAGATATGATTCATAACTTCTCGACCTGAGGGACGAAGTTCTCGACCTGAGGGACGAAGTTTACCATGAAAGATAACTGTATGGGGATATAAGGTTATACCCTTACAATCACTCTGAAAATATAAGGTTATAACCTTACAATTTGATTACCTCATCTATATACATGAAATCCCCACCATAACCATTTACATGAAAACAGTGGGTAATATGTCACCATAACAATGGGGGACTAATAAGAATTCCCCCACACATAAATGGGGGGAGATATCCGTATTTATCCGTATATATATGATTTGATATACGTAAACCATAATGAAAGAATATGATTATGAATGAATCCGTAGTGAATGAAATGAACGGTAGGAGGAGTGAGTAATTAAATTCTTTCATTATATTGTTATATTAAAATAAAATTATTAACTTTGTGATTATGGTTAGTAGTAGATTGAAGGATATTATATTTAAGAAACTGTATAGTGATTTATCTCGTGTGGAGATTATTCATTATCAAACTTATATATGGTTTATTGATAGAGAAGATAAATGTTGGTATTTCAGGTATGATAAGTCTGACGGCACCCTTTTATGGAAGTACAGTTTTTTCTCTAATTTCTTTGCCCTCTTTACAATGTGTGATTCCGAATTTACTCCCATTCTTTCTTCTTGGGTGGAAGATGTCCTAAATTGTAAGGTAAACACAACTGATATAGGAACTTATTCTAATTCATATATGGTGGAAGCGGTCCTAAATTTTAATTTAAATTGTAAAATAAACACAACTGTAAGTGCCGATGTCAGTGTTATAACTTTGATGGAAGATGTTCTCAATTACAGGGTAAACACAACTACAATTAAATACGGAAGATTCCCTATGTCGGTGAAAGAGGTCTTAAATTGTAAGGTAACCACAACGATAAACAAAAACCCCATTGAAGTTCGTGTGGTTGAAGAGGTTACAGGATTAAATCATAACGTGTAAAGAGAATTGAGTTTTGGTTACACTAAACAGTTTACTGTAAACCATAATAAATTTGTTTATCTAATGATTTAATCTTATCTTTGTGATTATGAAATATATACTACCTATTAATTATGAGGAACTACATTGGACTGAGAGACGTGCAGTTTTAAAACAATACATTAAAGAACAGAATAATCTTTGTATGTATTGTGGAACATTATTGACTGGACCTCCCGCGAATCATATTACTGATAATAACATAAATTGGAGAAACTTTCCTACAGGTTTCTTGGATAACCCCATTCACTTACAACATCTACATACTACAGGTATGACTGAAGGTGCCGTTCACGCTTATTGTAATGCCGTGATGTGGCAATATGACAATCGTTAAGTAAAGTTGTTTATTGTAAACCATAACTAAATTCTTTTATTATGTATAATTGAATTATAATAATTATATTTAAGAACGTATGGTATCAAATAAAATAATTAACTTTACCCCTACAGGTACACAAACGACCAGTGATAATTCTTTTGCCCCGTTATTACCATCTGAAATAATTGAGGAGGTTCATGAGGCTTATGAATATGGTATTACGATGGTGCATATTCATGCCAGAGACCCTGAGACATTAAAGAATAGTAGTAACAAAAATCATTATAGACCCATTATAGAAGGTATTAGACAACATTGTCCTAATTTAACTATATGTGTTTCATTAACAGGTAGATTCGAACCAAATATTGATAGAAGGACGGAAGTCTTAGAATTACTTCCCGATATGGGGTCATTAACCATGTCCTCATTAAATTTCCCGACTGGTGAATCAATTAATTCTCCTGATACTATTTTGAAATTAATTGAGAAAATGAAAGTATACGGTGTCACCCCTGAAATCGAATGTTTTGATTCTGGAATGTTAAACTACACTAACTATTTGATTAAAAAAGGTGTCTTAACGGGACCTCACTACATTAATGTTATTTTGGGTAATATGTATAACGCACAATCAGACGTTGCATCACTGAATTCAATTATTCAGAATAAACCTAATAATAGTTTATTATGTTTGGGTGGTATCGGTAAAGAACAATTACCATGTAATCTGTTAGGTTTATTATATGCTGACGGAATTAGAATTGGGTTGGAGGATAATTTATATTACACAGATAAAGTCAAAACAACTAATATTAAATTATTACAAAGAATTCGTAAGATAATGGACGAAATGGGATTGGGTGTTTTATCACCATTAGATTTTAAAAACTTGGGTTATGGAAATAGAAAAATTAACAATACTTGGATTTAATGAACCATCAATTACTATGTTATTAGATATTTTGAATTCAAAAGGTCTTTATCCATCCATTGAAATCATCAATAACTTGGGATTATTACCAACAAAAAAATACGAACACCCCAAGTTTAATATCGAAATTATTAATGATATGGACATCAATAACAAAATGGTTACCTTGGGTGTTGTTAAACCTAAAATAAGAAAAATAGTTAGTAATGTATTCGAGATAAATAAGGACACTCTTTTGGTTAACCTAATATCGGATAACTCTGACATCTCTCAGACAGTTAAATTAGGTAGAGGGATAGTTGTTAATACTTTGGTAAGTATTGCTGGTCACACAACGATTGGTGATTTTGTATTTATTAATAGAAATGTTAGTATTGGCCATCATACTGTAATTGGTGAATACACAACAATAAATCCTGGTGTTAATATTGCTGGTAATGTGATAATTGGTGAAGGTTGTCAAATAGGGATTGGTGCGAATATAATTGACGGTGTTAAGATAGGAAATAATACCATTATTGGCGCAGGTTCTTTGGTGACCAAAGATATCCCTGATAATGTTGTTGCATATGGAAATCCTTGTAAAATAATTAGAAAAAATGAAACATAACCCATATAAAATAGTTGAGATGTTTGAGGAAGAAATTTCCGACTATACTGGCTCACCTTTCGCAATTGCCTTAGACAACTGTTCTGACGCTTTATTTTTATGTTGCCTATACTTAAAAGTAAGTGAGGTAACAATACCTAAAAAAACTTATCTATCGGTTCCACAATCAATAATTAATTCTGGAGGTAATGTTAAATTTGAGGATATTGATTGGTCAGGAATTTACCAACTAAAACCTTACCCAATCTATGATTCGGCAAGAAGATTTACATCAGAAATGTATATACCAAACACATTTATGTGTTTATCATTTCACCCTAAAAAGATTTTAAAAATGAGAAAAGGTGGTATGATTTTAACCGATAATGAAGAGGCGTATAAATGGTTTAAAAAAATGAGACATGAAGGTAGGGATGAAATTCCATATACTCAAGATAATATCAGTATGGTTGGATGGAATATGTATATGACCCCCCCTGAAGCCGCGGACGGACTATGGTTAATGTCATCGATGGATAAACATAACCCAGACGGTGCGGAGAATTATCCTGATTTAACAAATAACGATTTATTCAAAACACTATGATATCTAAAATAAATAAAGTTCCTGTAGTTTTACATACTATGGATTCTTATTCACCATATTGGGATAATTGGTTTTTCTTATTTACTAAACATTGTAAAAATCATGGACCTATTTTCTTTTTAAGTGAAGAAAAAGAACCTTCGTTTGTTAGTAAAGTAACACATATAAAAACAGGTAATGGTGAATGGGGAGCAAGATTATTAAAAGGTTTTGAAAGTATCGATTCTCAATTAATAATCTATATGCAAGAAGATTTTTGGCCAAAAAAAGATTTAACATTAACTGACGACCTTTTAAAGATTTTCCACGAAAAAAAGATGCAATGTCTTAAAATAAATAATGTAGTACAACCAATACAAGTAGATGTCATTGATGGCGAATTATGTAAAGTAAGACAAAACTCACCTTATTCTTTAACTCACCAATTTGGTATTTGGAATAAAGAATTTTTTAAAAAACATATTTACCCTAATGAAAACCCTTGGGTTAATGAAATATCGGGTAGTAATAGAATAAATAAAGAACCACACAATATTTACCAAATAAACCATGAATGGTATGCTAAAGTATGTTCAAGTGGGACTTTAAACGTTTATGGTAAAAGAATGTTGGAATCATATAATTTAAAATTTGAAGGTAAAGTATAAAATGTTACACATTATAACCCCACTTTATCGGTTTAATTTATTAGAACAAGTTTATAATTCAATACTCATGAATGACGATATAATTTGGCATATCTCAAAATCAAATAAACGAGAAGAATTAGATTATGATTTTTTAAAGAAAGATAAAAGAATTAGATTATATAATGTTGATTGTGAAGATACTGATACAACTTCTAAAAGAAACGCCGTTTTTGATAATATTAAAGATGGGTATTTTTGTTTATTAGACGATGATACTATTTTTCATGAAAATATGTATATAAAATATTTGGAATGTGTTGAAAATAATTTTAAAGGTATGTTAGTTGGTGAACAGATTGGTAAATATGGTAAGTTAAGACTTATTGCTAGCAAACCTGTATTTGGTAGAATTGATACAGGTAATGTATTATCTCATTATTCTTGTTTAATTGATTGTAAATGGCCGAGCGAACACATACCCAAAGTTAATCAAAAAGATTTTCTTTTTTGGAATTCGGTATATGAATTCTACGGAAAAAAATGTGGTATTTGGAATCAGACAATAAGTATATATAACAAATTAACTTAATAAAACTATTATGAACGAAAATCAAAAAGCACAACAGTACGACAGATTTATGTACGAGTACGACCAACTAAGTAATCAAGTATCCTCAATTAAAGGTGAAAATTTTGAACTTAACGATAGTCAACGACAACGTATTCACGAATTAGAAAAAAAGATGAGATCCATCATGGAATCCGCATCTAGATTATAATTATTTTTCAATCTCAGGTATATTTATATAGTAAATCAATTATATGAATAAGGTTGTACGCTTAACAGAATCTAATTTAACTAAGATTGTTAAAAACATTTTAAATGAAAATGAATTTTTGGATGAACCAAGAGATGATTCATTTACTGTGGAACCAAATGTTAGGATGATCCCAAGAGAAAAACAAATACAAAATATGTTTGGTAAATACGAGGATCAGATTCCAAATGATATATTACGTTATATGAGAAAGAATCCTCAACTAATGATGGATAGACTTGCAAGAATATATGGTGAGAATTTTATTGAGTATGCAGAAAAGGCTTATGTAAAAAATATGAAACTATGGAAAGACAATTATTAAAAGAAGAATTAAATATGATGAAATACCTTCTTTCTTATGAAAGAGGTGTCGTTATATCAGAACAAAGAAATAATCTCTCAGAAGAGACGGGAATGGGTTCCATGATGAAAGAAAAAATCCAATCTATGGTTGAAAAAGAGGTTGTTAACGATCCTTCATTGGGTGAGGTATCAAGTAATGTACCGAGTGTTGATGATATCATATCTAATGATGAAGTCTGTGACATAGTAACAGGTAATGAAGAACACGATAACATCATTTCAAAAGTTAAGTCTGAGTTAATTAGAATGAAAAAAGAAAAAGGGGCGAACTCATTATGGGAAGTTCTTAAGAATGTTAAGAAAGGCATTAAAATGGCAATTGTTAAAAATAACTCAGGAGATACGTCCGAACCTGAAGAAGTTAACGAACAAATTGTTGCGGGTGGAATTATGATTGGAACCGCAATGGTGGGTTGGTCATTATTAATTGCGATCGGAGCAATTTTACTTGTAATTATTATTGCAAGTGCATTAATAAAAGATAGTGGTCAAAGTCACGGATGTAGAAAAAACCTTAAGTGGGGTGAAGTGTAATGAAAATCATATTAAGTGAGTCTCAAATATTGAATCTATTAAATGAAGATATGGGTGTTAGCAGATCAACATTACCATATGTAAATTTAATTTATAGAATTATAGAACCAATGGTGGAATCTATGGTTCATAGTGGGAAGTCTTCACGACAAAAAATAAAAATAAGTTTAGATAAAATTAAGAGTATTATAAAAAATGAAGAAGATTCATTTTTAGAATTTCCGATGGAGGAGATTGAAATTGATATTTTATTTTCTTACGAAAAAGGTGATATAGAAAATCATTTTGGTAGTGGTGGTTCGGCATATCCATTAAATGAAAAAACGGGAGATTATTCGTATATGAGAAAACCATCCCCTGAGATCCCCAAAAAAATTAAAAATGAAATTGATATGACATTAAATGCCAAAATAGACATTGATATTTATATTGATTCAAAATTTAAGATGAGTCAGATGTATGAATTACTTATGGATGTTAGAGATACCATTATGCATGAAACATTACATTTATATGAATTTTATAAAAGATGGTTAAGTACTGGTTCAGGAACATTTAATATAACCAAAACTTTTGCCGGTAGAGAAAATCCAAATACACCAAGAGAAATTTACGATTATTATTCTGACTTTTTAGATTACGTTTATTATTCTGAACCATATGAAATAAATGCAATGACCCAAGAAGCATACTCAAAAGTTTTACGAATGAGTTTTGATACATTTAAAACAACTAAGTATTGGATTATGTCAAACAAAATGGAAAATTTTAATGCCGATCAATATTATCGTGAATTAGAAAACAAAATTAAAGAACGTAGTGGTAAAGAAACATTAAATTATCATTTAAATAATTTACACAAATTCTATATAAAACAATATGTTAAAATCGCAAAAGATTTTAATCAACCTGTATCTAATAAGATATTGAAGACCAAAAATATTTACGAATTAATAAAAAGTTTTGAACTTAGAATTACTCAATCAGGAAAAAATCTTAAACGTAAGTTTATGAAATTATATAGTCTTGAAAAATAACATATATTTATTAAACAAAAAATCATGAGTAAAAAAATTATCAAAGAAGAACTTAATCAAATGAAATACCTTTTTGGTTATAAACGAGGGGTTGTTATTTCAGAACAAGAAATAGATGAAGATAAATTAGTTGTTACTCCGTATACGTTGGAAGCAACTAATGGTAATGTTAAAATAACGGATACCAAAACTAAAAAATCTTACGTCTATTCACTGAGTGCTTATGGAGTTAAAGTAACCGTAAACGATTTCCCTGATGGAGATAGTATCAGCTACTCAGTTCCTTTTAAAGGGACAAGTACCCAAGAAGTAAGTAATGATAGTGAATTACCTAAATTAATTAAATCTAATGTTGGTACTTGTGAGTTAAACCCTAAAGTTGGGAATATCTCGGTAACCCTTAAATGTTTGTCAGGTTGTGTCGGATGTAAATCCTCTACTGAAAAAGTAATTGACTCAACTATTGACTCAACTAAAAACACCTTGAAAGGTGCGGCTTCTTATTTAGGATTTTAAAAGTTGTTGGTATTAAGAAATACCAACAACCTCAAGATCAAAAATTAATTTTTTACCAGCCAATGGGTGATTAGCATCAATTACTACAACCTCATCTTTAACTTCCATAACTTTCACAAAACTAGGACCCATAGGTCCCATTGTTTGTAATACTTGACCAACCTCAACTCCTTCAGGAACTTTATCTTTGGTGATTTCAATGATCATATCATCAACGTGATCACCATAAGCATCAACAGATTCAATTTCAATTGTTTTTTTATCACCCTCTAACATATCAACAAGACCTGATTCAAACCCTTTAATAAGTTGTCCTTGACCTAAAGTTGTCGTTAATGGTTCTCTACCTTCAACTAAAGACGTGTCAAAAATTGTCCCATCTTCTAATTTTCCAGTGTAATGTACCGTTACGGTACTGTCATTTAAAACTTTTTTCATAAATTATTCTTTTTTTAAGTATAGAATATATATTTTATAATGTAAAATCAAAATAACGATATATTTATTATAAAACTATAAAATATGAAAAGTTTAATAAGTGAACAAGAAAAACTAAGAATACGTTCGATGCATATCAACGAAAAATACTCATTACTAAAAGAGGAAGGTCAATTTGATGATTTAATGCCAATTCCATTAGAAACAATTAAAAAAGATGATGGGACACCAAAGGTGGATGGAACAGTTAGTACTTGTGCGGTAGCACCTGAACTTAAAACATTAGTGGATGAAGGTAAATTCAGAACATGGGTAAAAACCACATACCCTAATAATGCGGTTAGTGGGATTAAATTATCAGATAAAAGATGGAAAAATCCACCAACTGTTTTCTGTAATAAGGCATTGGCAAATTTATGGAAATCAATAGAACCAACATCAAAAGAGACCTATGGTCAATTATACGTTAAAACAATTAAATAAAAAAATATGGCAAAGATTATTAAATTAAACGAAAACGATCTTAAAAGAATCGTTGTTAAAGTTCTTAACGAAAGACGACTTAATGAAGAAGATGAGGTTAAAACCAATGGGTTGGCGCCTGGTTCTATCACTCAAGATGTTGCGGATCAATTAAAATATACTGAAACCGAAACGGGTGAACCTATCGAAAGATTTAGATCAATTTGTGATGTTTGTGTTTCAGGTGTCGATGGTTTAGGTCCTATATCACAAAGTGAGGCGGCATTAGAAGGTATCGCAGAAAAGATTTATAATGCGGTGGAGAATACTGAAGCTTGGTATACTTTCGGTGGTGGTACTAATGAAAAGGCAGTTGCGACTGGAATTAGATCAACAAAAACTTTCCCTGACTTTTGTTATATGATTGATTCTTATGGTAAAAAATATGAAGATTTTTTCACATCTATGGAAGGTGATTTTGAGGACGATGCGGACCAAAGAGTATATCTCGTATCGCCAGTAGTTGATGTAATCAAAGCAAGTACTAAAATGGTCGGTAAAAAATCTGATGAAGTGGTTAAAACTGATGACAATATTAAAAAAGATGACGATAAAAAAGATGAGAAAGTAATTGGTGGTGGTAGTGAAGAACAATCAGATAATTGGAATATGTATATGTGTGTTATTGAACATCCTGATGCGATTCCCGAAAAATTCGCTGATGGTAAAAGAACTCGTTTTAGAATTGGAACTGATTACTATATGGGTAATGGTAAAAAAATACGTAAGGGTGTTGAATTAGATTATTCATGTAGTGATAAAGAATTCAGAGGTATAAGTTTTGCGGACAAAGAAGATGATATGTCTAATAAAAATAATAAAGGTAATAAAAGACCTATAGACTCAGAAGCGATGAATATCCAAGGATTCTTAACTGACGAAGGATATGATATTTCAAAGGACGGTAGAATTGGATCTGAAACTGCGGGGGCTATACTTGATTATATCGTAGATAATAACTCAGATGAGTTTAAACCAGCTTCAGTTTTAGAACTTCAAAAGAAAATCAATAGTTGTTATTCTATGAAAATAAAAGAGGACGGTAAAGTTGGACCAGAAACATTAAACGCCATTGCAGACGCATTGGAATCGGCACAACAAGGAGATCTTTGTTAATTAAATGAATATTATTATCACCGAAAGTCAATATCGTATACTACTTGAAAATCAAGAGGAGGTTGATCGCATATTAGATAAAATTAGTGATGGTGGTTATGAGTCTTTAAGTATTGACGAAAAAAGATACTTGGATGTATTTTCAAAACATAAAGGAAGACCTGATGAATTTATTGATCCTTCTGAAAGTTATGACGATAGAGAAGGTGAAAAATTTACCTCATCATTTAATCACATACCAAAGATAGAGTTTGTTTTTGATTATGAAGAACAAACTGAAAATGAAACCGCATTATATGGGACAATATTGTTTAAAGATAAAGAATACATTGGTGGTTTATTCTTAAACAAAATGGGACACTTAATAAACTTTGATTTCTATGATATTAATGAAGAACCTGAAAGTATACACGATGATGTAGGTAGATTTCAAAATGAAATAGAAGGAATTGAATATGAAGTTAAAATGTTTTTTGAGGATGATGTTATTCCATCATTAATAAACTAAAACTTTTTTAAAAATTAATATATTTATATATAACAATAAAAAACCGAAAAAAAATTAAAATGAAAAGAAAAATAAGATTAACCGAAAGCGAATTAACCACTCTTATTAAAAGAATGGTAGAACAAGCACAAGATGGTATGGAAAATCCTGAAATGGAAGAAGGATGGTTAGGCGACAAATTCAAAGACGTTAAAAGATGGGGTACCGGATATGGTGACGAGTCAGAGAAAGAAGAAGCTGAAAAGGCATTCTTTGATAAAATGGATGAGTTAGAGTCTGAGGTTATGGAAGATCTTGAAAACTTTAGATATGAAGATGAACAAGGATGGGAAGATGCTAAAGAAAGAATTATCGGACAGGCTGAAGATAATAACTTTATGGGTGAATTAAAAATGATATACCCAAGAGAAACTAATAGAGGTAGATTTATGCCAGGATTTATCAATTACATTAAAGGTGAGAGTAGAGCAAAAACACTTATGGGTAATTTAGGTTCAGGAGCAGCAGGAGCAACAAGAAGTTACCAAAGTAAAGCTCAGGCAAATGAAAACAGATTTAACAGACGTAGATTAAGATAATTAAAAACAAATTTTATATAAAACCGTAAGAGATCCTTACGGTTTTTTTGTTTCCAATACAATCAAATCAATTTTGTTGATTGAGTCAATTCCTGACTCCAAGATTTTATCCAAAACCATGTCTATCGTTAGATTATCTTTAATGTAAGAATCTAAAACATCTTTATTTTCAATATCAGAAAAAGATACGGTAAAATCTTCATTTATATTATTTCCTGACAAAACCATAAATGTGATGTCCGAATAGTCAATTAAGATTTTATTTTTAGATAAAATTGTTTTAACTTGATCTGTCTTATAATCACTCAAAAAAGTATACATTAAATCAAGGTCTCCACACTCTCCCATAACAAAAGAATTGAATGGTTCGTCTTTAACCAATTCTTGAATCTTTCTGAATACCATACGGCCAACAGATTCGTACTTTGGTTTTCCTACTTTGAAATATCCTACTCGTTTCATACTTCTTATGTTTATATAACAAATATACGAAGAATATATTGAAAATACTAATTCGACCCTTAATTTTTTTTTATATGTGATATTTATAATAAAACTATAATATGAGTAAAATATTAAATGAAGAAATTCAAAGATATAAATCCCTTATGGGGTTAACTGAATCTGAAAGTAATTTAACTGAACAACCTGTTGATTTTACAATTAGACCTAAATTTTGGAAAGGCGCAAAAGGTATTGGATCAGGTGGAGTTAGAGTACGTATTAGTAGAGGTAAAAGATTAAAATTAAGAAAAGGTAAATCAAGTAACTATCAAGAAGTTAGTGGTGAAGATTATGAGGTTGTAACACCGCAAGACCAATGGGATACATTTTTATCTAACGACTCTCAAATGAAAAAATTAATGAGTGATAGTTCTATAAGTGTTTGGGAAACTTTAAAGAAAGATGAAGATGATAAACAATATGCGGTTATTGTATTAGAACAATTCAATAGTACATATCCTACTGAAAAATGGGAAACTGTTACCGTAGGTTTAACTGAAGGTTTTGAAGAAATAGTTGCGAAAGGTAAAGAAATAGTACACCCTGCATTACCAATCAGATTTCCGAATGATTTACCACCAAGCTCAAATTTTTTTAAGGATAATTATTATGAGATTACCCCATTGTTTGTTGAGACCGTTAAAAAAGATATTATTGATCCTTTAGTAGAACAAATGGCATTATTAACACCGCCTCAAGGAAAACCTAAAGCATTTTTGGAAGACATCGATGTTATTTCATCTTGTTCAACATTACCTAACGGTAAATCACCTGATGGTAAAACTTACACATTTGATCAATTATCAAAATTAAGAGCTCAGACCGCAATGGATTATATAATTGCTCAATTACAAAAAATTGGTGTTGTTGTAAATGAAACAACCACTAAAGAGATGGCCTATATGGGTGAAAATGGTGATGGTACTTCAGGCCCTTCTTGGCTTAAAGTTCCTCAGGCAGAAAAGAACGCTAAAAGACCTGAATTTAATCAATACAAAAAAATTGATATTGAATTAAGTGTTGTACTTAACACAAGTGTGGATCCGACAATTTCTAATGAACCTGATATTATTACTCAAATACCTACCGATGATTACACGGCAGAATTTAGTAAACCTGGTAAAAAAGGTTTATATTTAACGTTACCGAGAATACAACTTAGTTGGAAAAAAAGAAGAAGAAGAAAAACAAGAAAACATAAATATAGAACAATTGATTGTCCTATCTTTAACTAATATCAAATGGGGGTTAAAACCCCCATTTTTATTTTACATCTCCCTGTACTACAATACCAATACTACCATTTTTAACTGTTACACCAAAACCATATTGACGATTAGAGTTTTCATTCAATAAGATTGACATATGTATTGGACACCCAACAAAGATATCAAAGCAACAGTCGGCAATAATTTTATTAATGTCACCATCTTTTTCTGTTACTCTTGATAACATATTAAATGGTATAATTCCAATTGCCTCACTAAAAGTCATTGACTTACGTTTACTATGTTTGTAGTTAACAAATAATGATTTAGAATGTGCGATAGATGAATTAGTTAATGTTGAATCCTCCACAACTTTATTAAGACCGTAATCAGTTCTAAATTGATTAAACGATTCGAACAAATATTCTTGAACTTTTTTAGGGTTAATATTTGAGGTAACGTATGAATAATTAAAAGAAAATGACTTATAATCTTTAGGTCTAAATTCTGTAGTTGAATCAACATAACTAGAAACCCAAACATCGGACTTCAAAGGATGAGAGTTAAGATCGTATTTTTGTGAAAACACATTTGTTACGACAAAAAAGATTGGTATTAAAAATATATTTTTCATAGTCAACACGTTTATACAAATATACTAATTTATTTGACATTTAAAAACTATTATTCTATTATTTTTTATATATCTTTGTACTATGAAAACATTTGAAAAATTAATAATCCCCGAAGACTCTGCTTGGGGTAGAAAAACATTATCAGCAAGAATATGGAGATTCTTACATTGGAGAATTAGATCGTTCCTAACAGGTTGTAAAAATGTCATAAGATGGTCACCAACTATTTTTAAAGATAGAGATTGGGATGACTGGTATATCTATAAAATCCTACAAAAGAAAATTGAGTACCAAAGAAAAGAAATAATCTATGCCAATAGACATACTATGGTTGATCGTGATAATCGTGATATGACAATTGCTCTTAATTTAATTGAAAGAGTTAAGGAAGACTATTATGGTACCGAATACCTTGACTACTCTGAATCAAAATTTAGATTTGAACCTATTGAGGGGGATAGAGAACTTTTCTCAATGGAGAAAGATGTTATTTCGGAAAAATATGATGACTATTTAAAAAAATATCCGTCAAGTGTTCGCAAAGTATCTAAACAAAAACCTGATTTAAATAAAGAAGATTTGTGTTTTTGGGTGGCGAAACATAATGAAGAAAAAGCTCATGATCTTTTACATAGAGTGTTAAAAGAAAGAATGAGAAGATGGTGGGATTAATCTTTAACGTCCACTGATGGTAATATCATCAGTGGTTGTTTTCTACCAATAACTTTCCACCCCAATCTTACGATAGTCTCAAGACCGTCAGGATAAAACACCATCCCGTCTTCAATATTGGTTATATGTATTTTTACATGAACCATATATTTCTTTTGACTTTTAATATAATCTAAATGACCTACTTTAACATAACTACCATCGCCAAACATAAGATCAAGTTGACCGCATAATGATGAGTTAATAATGTCTTCGAGTAATTCATTCCTTTTCATGGGATAAAAATAACCTAATAGTTATTAAAAGAAATAGCTTGAATATTCATTTAACGTTGTAAAAGACAACTTATAAATTTTAAATACGTATTTATAAATATGAAATTAATTACTTACTTATTATTGTTTATAACCTTTCAAGGGTTTGCACAATATTGCCCATATCTTGGGCCAGATCAACTATTACCTTGTGGTGTTGGTTCCACTACTCTAACCGCCGATTTAACTCAATGTGGTGTCGGAGGATCTAATCCTAATCAAACCACAAACTATGTGGCAACAAATATTCCATTTGTTAACCAAACAAATACAGGAACAAATTTAACAATGGCAGATGATTCACAACAAGGACCATTTAATATTGGATTTAATTTCTGTTTCTTTGGGACAACCTACACACAATTTTACGTTGGATCTAATGGGTGGGTTTCATTTAGTGGTGGTCAACCAACTACATTTACGTCACAAACAATACCAACGGGAAATGTTTTAGTTCCTAAGAATTGTATTATGGGTCCGTGGCAAGATTGGCATCCAGGTCTTGGGGGTCAAATTAAGTATCAAGTACAGGGGACCGCTCCTTGTAGAAAATTAGTCGTTAGTTGGATTGGAGTTCCAATGTTTTCTTGTACTTCTAATCAAGGAACGTTCCATATTGTAATTTATGAGTCAAGTAATCTAATTGAAAATCATATACAAAGTAAACCATCTTGTTTACAATGGCAAGGAGGAACTTCAGTGCAAGGTATACATAATTTAGGTGGTACGATAGGTATTACCTCACCAGGAAGAAACTCAACTGTATGGACCGCAAATAATGACGCATACAGATGGACACCAAGTGGGCCTGTAGTAACACCTACACTTACTTGGTACCAAGTTGGTAACCCAATTCCAATTGGTACTGGACCAACAATTAATGTAACCCCTCCATCAGGAGGTGCAAACTATACTTGTCAGTTTGTATACCCAATATGTAATGCAGGATGGTCAAGTTGTAACTCAGGAATAGGTAATTTAGGTCCTGACACCGTATTTGTTTTACCTGGACCACCAAACTTACCTTTACCAATAATAAATGTTGTAAATCCAACGTGTGATAACTTGTGTGATGGAATTATTGGTATTATACCACAAGGTGGAACAGGAGTTCAGACTATTTCATGGAATGGGTCTCAACCACCCACATTTAACCAAATTGGGTTATGTGAGGGAGTTTACTCTTTTATAATAACAGATGGTGCGGGTTGTACAGTTACCTCATCAGCAACTTTAACAGATCCACAACCCATTGTCATAGATCCAATAATTGGGGTAAACATTTTATGTTTTAACTCAACAACTAATCCATTTACGGTATCAAGTCCAACACCTAACCTAAATTATGTTTGGATCACAACAAATGGTACTATAACTTCAGGTCAAGGAACTAATCAAATGAATTTGGATGTCACTGGTGTTGTTGGGGGGAATTATAATGGTATGGTATCGGTATATGGTCAAAATATAAATGGATGTGTAAGTCAAACAGAAACATTTAATGTTAACATATTAAACATACTACCTGTTATAGATCCAACGGGTCCTTATTGTGAGTACGATGGATGTACAACAATAAACCCAACACCTGCAGGTGGAACTTTATTTGGAAATAACATTTTGGGTAACCAATATTGTCCTGATAATGGTTTTGTGGGTATTGACAACGTTAGTTATGTATATAATCAATCAGGGTGTGTGTTTAGTACAAATATAGATGTACAAGTTTACCAAAGACCAATGGTTAGTCCTGTTGTTAATGGTACTATTGATTTAAATAATGAGTATCATGAATTATGTGAGGGAGATAGTATAATTGATCTATATGAAGGAATTTCCCCTAATGGTGGTTATAATGAATGGTATGTTTTTGGAGATACCTTACAAGGACCAACAATTAACATAACTTGGGATACTGAAGGTGTGTTTAACTTTGAGGTTGTTAGATGGGAGAATGGGTGTTCCTCATTACCACAGGATTTTAATGTTACAATAGAACTTTGTCCTGATATGATTTATTATATACCTAATTCCTTTACTCCTGACGGAGATGAACATAATAATACGTTCAAATGGATTTTTACAAGCGGTTTTGATCCCATGAACTTCAATATTGTGATATTTAACAGATGGGGAGAACTTATATTTGAAAGTAATAACCACATGAGTTATTGGGATGGTACTTATGGTAATAAAATATGTCCATTAGGTGTCTATACGTATAAATTACAATTTGGTGATCCTAAAACAGATGGAAAATATGTACTAACAGGTAATGTTAACCTAATTAGATGATAAAATTTGTAAAATATCTTTTAACATGGGTATCAAGTAATTTAAGTGTACCTTTTTGGGTTGTAGGTCATGTTCATTTAACTATGAACATATATAAAGACCTACATGAGATCATTGCATCACTATTAATGAACATAATTGTTGCAATTGGATTTTGGATTAGTTGGTTAGAGACAAAAAATAATACAAAATAAAAAAGGGACCGAAGTCCCTTTATATTATTTAATATCTGATGATTCAATCAAGGTGTAAGTAAATGAATTACCATGAATCTCTTTAGCTTTTCTACAGATTTTCATAAACTCTTCAAAGTCAGCGGATTTTTTAAAAACTTGGCATCCTTCACTCCAATTTTCAACATAGGTTGAATCGGCACCTGCCTTATGGATATTAATACCAAAAACACCCTCATCAATTTTTGTTTCATCATATTTCATATCCTTATTAGGATCTCTAAAAACTTTAACAGGTTTGTTCTGTCCAAGTGCTTCGTATTTACCAGCATGAAGTCTCATTGTATGTGATCCTCTATATTGTCCCTCTACTAATCTTGCAACACCTGCCTTGTTACCAAATTGCATAACACCTTTAGTTCCTGGATCTGTTGTTGCCGGCCAAATATGGAATTTTTTCTCACCATCTACTTTGTAAGATAGTGTTATGTAATCATCAAACACATTTGTTACTTTTTGACCTGTACTTGAATTTCTAATACCTATGATATTAACATCATAACCTTTATTGTTTGGATCCTCAAACCAAACATACCCTTTGGATTTTACTGCGGTTTCAACCTGTTCTCTTGTATAGTTCATGTTATATATTTTTATTATAAATATTAAGAATATTGAAAAGTAAAGAGTAAGGTTATATTTATTAGTATGAAATATCGTTTAAGAATAAAAATCACATTATCCATCGCTGCTATTTTAATGATTGCTTATATGTGTGTTAAAATTGCGGTTCTTATTGGATTAAGAGAATCTACGGAAACCACACGATGGATAGAATTTTTCGGAGTTATTTCTCTCATTCCCATATCAATTTTATTAATTAAAGATTTTATCAATTCCACTAAAGATACTGTATCTAAAGAATCGGTGGGTAAATTGGTAGAATTAGAACATTTCTTAAATTCTTCTTCCATCATATCTAAAGCTGATGCAAAAGGAAAGATTACATACGTTAATCAAAAATTTACCGAAATTTCAGGTTATTCATTAGAAGATGTTCTTGGTAAAGACCACAATATTGTAAATTCTGGAACACACCCAAAAGAGTTTTGGTCTAATATGTACAAAACTGTTGTTGTGAATAAGGGTCTTTGGAATGAGGTTTGTGTCAATAGGGCAAAAGATGGAAGTCTTTATTATGTGGATACTTTTATTAAATGTAGTTTTGATGAAAACGGTAAATTGTTAGAGTTTATGTCAATTCGTCAAGACTTAACTTCTTTAAAAAAGACTGAACAAGAAATATCAAATAGAATGAATGCGATTAACAGATCAAATGCCGTTATTGAATTTGATTTAGATGGCAACATAAAATTTGCGAATGATTTATTCTTAAGTACTTTAGGTTATGATTCACACGATGAACTCGTTGGAAAACACCATAGTATATTTGTTGAAGATGAGGTAAAAGACTCTGAAGAATATTCAAACTTTTGGAAGACTTTAAAAGAAGATCATTTCTTTATGGGTGAGATTATTAGAAAGAAAAAAGACGGATCTTTAATATATCTCCAATCAACATACAATCCTATCATAGGTACAGACGGTAAACCCTATAGAGTAATGAAAATCGCCACTGACATCACCCAAAGTATTAATCAACAAATGGAGATTGAAAAGAAAAATACCTATTTAGAACATGCCGCAAAGATATTAAGACACGATATGCATTCAGGTATAAACACTTATATGCCAAGAGGATTAAGTTCTTTAGAAAGAAGATTAAGTCCTGAAGATATTAAATCATTAAAAATTGAATCTCCTCTTAAAATGATTAAAGAAGGACTTAAACATTCTCAAAAAGTTTATAAAGGTGTTTATGAGTTTACTAATTTAGTTAAAAAAGATGTTGTTTTAAATAAGACAGAATGTAATTTAAAAACAATACTTGACGATTATTTGTCGGCAACCGCATATAGTAGTCAAGTTATTATTGAAGAATTACCAACAATAGAAGTAAACGAAGCATTATTTTGTACTGCGGTTGATAACTTGATTAGAAACGGTTTAAAGTATAA